TGTTTGAGTTGTGTTTGTTACATAGATTGGCAAAGCTAACAAGGTCTTTACCATTTCGAACATCGGACTGAGCAGGGTCGCCCATAAAGATAAGCTTGGAGCCTTCCCCAATTCGGGTACTACAGGCTTTTAGCTCATCCATCTCTAGGTTCTGAGATTCATCTATCAAGACTAAGGACCTCTCATAGGAACGTCCTCGGATAGTTTCAATAGGTTGAATTTCAATTTGCTCTTTGTTGAGCATGTACTCATACTTCCCGCTACCAAAAGCCTTTTTCAAGACGTCTAGCATTGGCATTAGCCACGGTGTCATCTTTTCATTGATACTTCCGGGGAAGTGTCCAAGAGATTTACCTGTAGGGACGTTAGCACGAGTTAGTACGATCTTAGTATAACCACCATTTAGAAATAACTTAGCAACAGTTCCAACAGAACAATAAGTTTTACCCGTACCTGCACAACCGATAGCTACAGTAATTACTGAGTTCTCGATCGAGTGAATTAGGAATTCTTGTTTATCATTCTTTGGAAGAACAGTAAAATTGGAAACCCTTGTATCTTGATACATGTTAGTCTTTTGCTGTTCACGCTCGTAGGCTGGTTTACCACGAGATTTACGAAGTTTTTGCTTGGCCATAGTTTTTAGTTTTCCTTGGGAAAATGTTTCTATTAATTGTAATGATCTTATTAAGGCTTAGTGGGCCATTCGATTGTGTCAGGGAAGTCAGGCTGTTGTGGTATGTTACGCAGCAAAGAACGATACTCTGCCCAAGCTGTTTGGTCTACTGGGGCGTCCATTACTTGTGTCCAATCAGATCCAGACAATAGAGTGTCACGATCTCGCCTAACTACTACAGCAGGGTCTTCGGGTTCTGGCTCCGGTTCTTGTACAACTTCGGGAATGTCTTCTACAATCCAAGAAGAACCGTCCCAGCGTACTTGTTGCATATCAGTATGTTCTGGAGGTGTAGCCTCTACACAACCTGCTGGAATAAGCCAGTTAGAGCTGTCCATAGGGTCTTGGTCTGCTTCTGTGGTATTTACGAAGAAACCACCACTATCGGTTTGGTATACTTCCATTATGTATCTCCTTAAAATTTAATACAAGCTAGGAATGCTATGTTGCGTGGTCGGGTTTCATCACCACCTGTAGAGTCCATAGTAGCTGTGTAGGGTCCACCGTCTAATCCACCCCGTGCAACATCATACGCGGCACCACCGTAGCCGTAGCCGTTCGTGGCAGCGCGAGTGTGAATGTGACTCTTAAAGTCATCAGCCTGTAAAGAGCCAAAGACACGAGACTGGTCAACACCACGACCATCATCAAAGCCACGCATGAACTCACCACGAAGGTCAGGTACTAGGAAAGTCGTAGAGCCATCTCCGGCCCCGTAGGTCGTACCAATGGCTGCAAACAAGTCTGAGTAAGTTGAACGAGATAGAGTTGCCCCGTTGGCCTTGATGAAGCCTGTAGGTGCTGCGTTTGCTGCTGAATAGATCACAGAACCTGTTGGAGTTCCCACAATACCAGTTAAGCCAGAGCCATCACCTGTCTTCGTAAGGACACTAGAGGGTAGAATTTTATCTGAAAGATTTGCCATCTGTTATACTCCTTCCGGTTTAGTAGGCCATGTAATCGTGTTAGGGAACCCTTCTTGTTGCGGTACATCTAAAAGGTTTGTACGGTAGTTGGCTACTTCATTTTGTTCTGTAGTTGTTATTTCAGCCCAGCGAAGAGGGTTACTAGAGATAACGTCCACACCTTGCAAGAGTAAATTACGTTCGTGTCGAACATCAGAGGCTAGTTTTACTTCAATCTCCTCCGGAGTAGGCGGAACGTAGGCCACAGCATTACCATCGATAGCCAACAACAGTTCGTCGTTATCTACATTAGTGTCAGTGTCAGATGGGTCCAGTGTGTAAGGAATCCATCCGTAACTTGGGTGGTTTAACTCACAGTCGATACGGGTTTCGTCAATATATTTAGCGTTGCGATAATCCATTAGGAAATCCTTTTCCACAGAGAGGCGGGTCGGTCGTTGTTATTGGAATTCGTGGTATATGACCCCTCAAGCCGCCAAGTGCCGGAAGGACTGGAATTCCCATAAGAGGAGCCGCCCTGCGAAACAAAAGCATACCTCAGCGAACTACCTGATAAAGTGCTGCCTTGGCCGAGGTAAGGCCTGTCATCATAGCGTTCGGCCAAAAATGCGTAACTTCCTACGGCTCCAGTAGCTATATTTGCTGTCGCCGTAGCGACTTGGGCAGTAGTAGGTGTTGTGGAAATGCCAGTGAGCGCAGAGCCATCAATAGCGGGCAAAACCCCTGTTAGGTTAGCTGCATTAAAAGAGTCTGCGGGTTGAACAGCGGAGTCAGCTAAAGAGCCTTGCCCAGCAGTTGCAACGTTAGCTACGTCAAAGGAGCCCCAAGCAACAATCTCTACCAAGTCACCTGCAGTTGCGCCTGTAGCAAGAACTACACTTGTGCCGTTAGTAGCGGTGTAATCAGCAGCTCCAAGCCGAACACCGTTCAAGTAAACGCTTACTAAACCAGCGGTATAAGGCACTGCAAAGGTTGTTTGTAATGCTGTAGCTGTAAATTCTGTTTCAACAAAGGTAGAAGCTAGTGTTACAAACCCCGCCTTAGAGAAGACACCCCAGCTAGTCCCATCATAGATAAAATCTACTTCAGCACCTTCAATGTCCATTACAAGGTTTTCGGCAGCGCCCTCGATAGTAGACCCATTACGAACTACTGTAAGATTGTTAGCGGACCAGTTACCACCATCGACAACAACTACATTATCCCCAGTAGTTCGTAATGGGTCTA